GTGACAGAAATTAGTTCTGGGGTGTTAGTGAATGCACTCGGCGATTGCGGTACCACGATGTCCTTGACGAACTCTCTGTGAGTGATAGTCGTTGTGACTGCACCGTTAGAGAATGTTGGTACATATACCTCTCCTTTGTACGATTTGTTTTCTATCGAGTTGCTCGAAATGACGTAGTCTCCGTATCCTGAGATTTTGGAGATTGCACTTCCTGCTGCAGCTCCAGTCGGTCCCGCGATTAGACCACCCACTGTGGAAAAAGTACCTTTCGGAATCTTCTTCAGCAGATTGTCCATCTTCGAAGCCAACGATTGCTGTTGTTTCTGTTGTTTGGTCGGTTTGGGGGCGACCGCCACCTTCGCTTTCTTAGCCATACGCAGCGGTGGAGATACTGCGCACGACGGTTCGTTCGTTCACTGCAGAGCCGTCCGTTGGACAGCCTCTAGGAGTTTCACCAGGAATCTCTTGACTAGTTGCTTGTCTGGATGGTTCTGTAGTTCAGCCATGTAGTTGTTAAATTCTGACATGGTGTAACTCTTTTTAAGGAAAACTTTGAAAATCATCTTCTCGTTTTCTTTCAAATAGGTGAACGCTCGTCCTCCTACATCACGCGTGAACATATGAGAGCAAAAGGGGTACTCGTCGTTTTCAACTTTCACCACATCTCTCGCCATCACATTTTGTGTCAAATAGCCGTTGATGAAGGCATCGCCGTCTTTATCGGTCCATTCTACGCAATCGTCACCATTGGCGAAAGCGGCATGTGCACCATTAGCATAAGCCACTGATACTCTAGCCGCGCCATTCGCGTCTGTGGTCTGTAGATCGCCTGAACTCTGTCCGATGTGTCTATCGAGAGCGAAAATCCAACCGTCGTCGTTGATGCACAATCTTCCTAGCGTTTTGAACATCCACCATCCCAGCATGTTGTCCATTTCTGGTTCATCCTGAGGAGAATATTCGCATGTTGCTTTGAAAACTTGTCTGAACGCATCAGCGCATTCGATTGAATAACCTTTTTCCCAGCCACTGATGTCACTTGTGACTGCCGTTGCATTTGGTGCATTCTGTCTAACCTTGTTGTCAGTTTTCCTAAACCTGGTGTAGATCTTCTCAGCTGTAGCGTCATCGAATCCAGTTCCCTTCATGTTTGGGACGTCTGGGAATCTAGCTTTGGCTGACAAATTGAATTGTCTGAAAATCATTCTGGTAAGGATTTGATCAATAATGGACACTCCATTCACAATTCGACCATGTTTCTTTCGAGTTGCTTCAGGTTCGTTTTTCTTGAAAACTCTGACTGGGTCACACAAACCCCACTCCAACCATAGGAATGGGTTGCACCTCAAAGCCCTTAGGCTTCTTGCTCCGCAATGGACTCCATCTTCATAGAGTCCTTCCTCCTGTTCCTGTTCTTCTTCTGTTGGCTCGATCTCTTCCTGACTTCCTGAACCAGCGAATCGAATTGCTCCGATGTTAGCGAACCTAGTTTTGACTTCTTGTCTAAGCTGGGCTCGTTTTTCTTTAAGGAGCTTTTCGTTGGTTGCGCTGACTCGGTTCCATGGCCATCCTGGGGTAGAATTTTCTCCGCCGTTATTGCTGATGTCTTCGATTGCTGCGTCGAACAATTGGTCGAAATTTGCCGCGATTGGCTGATATCGATGTCTGACTCCTGCGAGTTTGTATTGCTCGATGCACTCGTCGATTCCAGACTGAGCGACTCTGATTGGGGCACGCGGGTTTCCTTCTGGATAGAAGTAGTCTTCGGTGCACAAGAGAGCACTTTCAGCCGTAACTGTGGGCGGACGCATTCTTTTGGTAATACCAGGGACGACATATTCCAATGCACTCCTTTTGAAATCTGAGAGATGTTCTTGTTTGAAGTGGGTTTGCTTGGGTATTGTCTTGCCGTAGAATTTGATTCCGGTGAAATCTCTTGGTCCACACAATTCGCATCCACAGCCGGGAGACTGTCGATTACCTTTTGCATTTGTGCAACAAGCGATTGCTGGGAAGGACTGAGCTGATTCTCGTTCGACTGCTCTGCACGATATCCCGAGGCTCTGGCG